GTCCTCGGCTAAATCAGATATGTTTAAATTAGAGTTGTTTTCTATATAAAGCTTATCCGATTTACTTAGTGTGACAGTTGTTTTCTTAGCTTGCTTAGCCATGCGTGTGTGTCCTCTCAGCTAAAATTAATGAAGATTTGTCTCTGGTTTTGAGATATCGTAAATAAAGTTCAAACGCTCTTGCTGTTGTTTTTTTAAATTCAACTCCGCTGTTACTAATCTTATTAGAATGCACCCCCCAAGGGTCAAACAGCACGCCCCTGTATTGTGAGACAAAGTAGGCTATCTTTCCGCTAGGATGCTCTACTTTTTTAGACAGAGCAAATTTGTCGTCATCAGAAAATAGCTCTCCCTTTGTGTTGTACTTGGTCACACTGGGCTTTTCTGGTTCTAGTGATTCAAAATCTATTGCTTCGTTGCTACTCATCAAACATCTCCTTAATTTTCTCCAGTTTGGGTTTTAGGCTTTTAACACATTCTACGGTGTCCTTTCCAGATACGGAAAGTATAATACTGGGTGATATACCATATTTACCCAATTCCTCTAAAGACATGGATGAGCCCTTGCATTCTCCCGTAAACATTAGGGGGTGAATGGAGGTAACGATTTGAAGTTGCACAATTGCTTTTTGGGGAGACAGATTTCTCATGTCTTTTTGCCTTTTTTGATATACTGAGCCTTTTGTTCTCTAGTCATCTTTTGTATTTCTTTACGAGAAGCGGAGGCGTTTGTGGTGTACCACGGCTCTTGTGGCTTGCTTTTTTGTTTCTGTTCTTCTCGCTTTTCAGTCTTGATTTTTCCCGCTCTTTTGGAGTTTTGTGCAGCCAGTTGTCCTAGTGTGGTGGGAGTTTGCCTTACTATTATTATAGGCTGAGAAACGATTTTGTAAAGCTGAAATTTTCCACAAGAGGGACATTTTTTTTTAGGCTTATCTTCCATAGACTGATTGATTTCGAAAGAATGCTCACACTTTTTACACTCGTATTCGTATACTGGCATTAATTTAACCTTCTTAATATCTTGGCGATAATATCGTTTCGAACTATATCAGATGAATCTAATTCAACAATTCCCACACCATCTAAACCATCTAGATTATCTACACAGTTTTGAAGGGTGCCTTTAAGATTTGCCGGAAGGTCACTCTGGTCTGTGTCCCCGTTAATTACAGCTTTAGAATTTCTGCCTATTCTTGTAAGAAACATTTTTATTTGTTCATAAGTAGTGTTCTGAGCTTCATCTAATATCATAAAAGAATCATGAAAATTTCTGCCCCTCATATATTCTAGGGGACAGACCTCAATAATTTTGGAGCTTTTATATTTATCAATTTCTGTAGAATTAAAATACAGCCCTATTTCTTCCAGAACAGGTATTAGGTATGGATGAACTTTCTCGTCAAATGTTCCCGGTAAAAATCCTAGCCCCTGTCTTCCGGTTTCGACTATAGGACGGGTTATGATTATCTTTTTTATTCTGTTGTTAGTTAAATATTCACAGGCTAAACCAACTGCCACCGCAGTTTTTCCAGAACCTGCTGGCCCTGTACATATAGTAACATCACACTCAGATATTGTACGTATGTAGTCTGTCTGGTGTTTAGTCTTTGGTTTTAATGTTTTTCGTGCGTGTTTAGGATTCTTGCTTCGGCGTTTTCTCATACTACCAATTCTTTAGAAGTTGTTGTTATTTTCCTATATAATATCGCATTTACCTCCTGCGCAAGCCCATTCTTGCTCTGGTTTTACATTATCTTCCTCTTCTATAACATTCATATAATCTACGTTTTTATACAGTCTTTTTAAATCTATCCATTCCTTCCAATTATATACGTCTTTCATACAATATGTCAATTTTTTTATATTGCCATCCAGATATCTGCCAGCAAATCTTTTACATCTAGCCACCCATGTTTTTTTTGCTTCCCCCTTTACTCTTCCACCAACTCCCAGTAGAGCGTCACAAGCTGCCCAAAGATTATCTTCCCATAAATCTAATGCCACTTCTATTAAGCCGCTTGCACATATAGCCCCATCTCCATAATGAGAGACGATTTCGCTGGGGAGATATACTGTAGTAAAGGGGGCCTGTGGATAGTCTTTGTCACCACTAACCGGAAGCAATGAGACGCCACAAAAGTATTTTCTGTTTTTGTATATAAACTGTTCTACCTGATTCCATTCTTCTGGTTTGACATTTATGGTGTTGGAAACGTTGTGGCTAAGCCAAGGCTTTGTGCATAGAGATTCTAGTTTTCCCGGCATCACCCAATTTTGTTGGGTGCTTTTAACATACTTTAGTAAATCTACTGCGCTGATTTTATTTTTAAGCTTGGAGCCATCTCGAACTTCTATGCAAAAAGAAATCACGTCATCACTATCATTAGCTGACCAAACAGATTCTTCGCACGCTCTTGGGTTTATTGTTTGAAAATATTGATACACGGGTTCCATTTTATTAGCCTGAACTCGTCGTATATATCTTTTAGCGTAATGAGGATGAATACCACTAGAAGTTCCTAGTACACAGCTAGAAGTTCCTTCGGGTTTAATACATGTTGTTCTTGCTGCGGGATTAATTTCTATCTTAGCCGCAAATTCTTTATTCGTTTGCTTAACAACCTTGGCCCCCTTTTTTTGCACACTGGGGTCAAGACATATTTCATGCTGCTCCATTATTCCGGTCATGGAGACACCAAGAAGAGCCTCTCTTTTAATTATTCTTTCACTAACCTCCCCCAAGTAAGGAAAGCTTGCAAATCCGGCTTGTAAAGTTCCGATAATAGCGGCTGCGCGACACGCCTCGTAGAAATCTTCTTCTGTCTTTATCTTAGCACAATTAATGGTGCTTAAGTTGCATGCCTGCCATCCTGTTTTTTTTGTTTTTTCGTCAACAGGATACATGCCAATTTCCACACATGGATTAACTACTAGCTCTGTAGAATCTGACCAAAGAAATCCCGGCTCTCCAAATTCACGTACCGACTGCATTAATTCATGAAACTTTTTTACTGACGTTTTATTTCGGAGTAACAGTGCGGAGTTGTTCGACCTACCTCGTTGTGGGTTTTCACGAAACCAGTTTCCAGTTTTAGCCTTAATCATTTTCTTATCGTCTGGACTAAATACACAGATTGTAGCGCTGCGTCTAACTCCACCAGAAATCACAGCGTCTGCCGCATGCATAACAATATCATATGCTTCAATGGGAGATAGACTGCGTAGTTCATCTGCACAAAAATCACAATTTTTAAGGGCTTTATCTAAAACTCTTTTGATATTAGTGAGGGCTTTTTTTAGAGGCTCTGGACCGGGGGCTTTGCCTGAGCTAGAGCTTAGATAAGCGCCAGCCGGTCTAATCTTAGAATAATCAAACTGAACAATTTTTCCAACGTACTCTGGAAAAAGCTCTTCTTGGTCAAAGTAGCTCGCAATCAGAACACCAACCGCATCTGACCATCCCTCTATACTGTCTGGGATTGTAAACTTTTTATTTCCTCTTTTGTGTTTAACAAAACTAGGCAGCTTTTGAATATGATGATTTTGTACAGAAAAACCTGTGCCACAACCACACAGTAAAAGATACATGCATTCTTGAAAAAATCTTAATCGGTCGCAATAAGAAGAAATGCAATTATAAAGGCGAGCGTTGTGTTTAAAGATGGGCTCACCGCCAAACTGAAGTGCTCGTTGGGAACCTAAAACTCGTTTTTTGTACATCATGTCGTATGCCCACCCAATGTCTCCATTGATATCGGGATACTTTTCGTACATCATGTTCATGACTCTATCTACAGATTCACGCCATGTTTCTCGTCTCTTCTTTTCTGGAATCCATCTAGCATATCTAGAAACAAAACTATAATCTTGTAGAGCGCTTAGCGACATAATGTAACAATCCTTTTTCCTTGTGTGTGTTCCATTATGGCCCACAATATTATACTATACACTTTGGCAAGTTTTAATCATTGAATTTTTGTCAGGTAAGACAGGTTTGGATAGATATATTTTATTTGAAGACCGTTATCAATCAAATGAGCCAATACGATAGAGTCGTCATTAGAATGCCCATTAACTATAGCGCCGTGTGGAACAACCCATTCTCTAATTCCGCTTTGCCATAATAATTTAGCGCATACAGCACAAGGGGAGTGGGTGATGTAGATTTTAGCAGAAGGTGGTTTGATAACCAGATTGCTTATAGCGTTTTGTTCCGCATGAACAATATATGGATATTTTTCCGGTCTTGTTCGTGGAAGGATAGTGTCGTCTACATTGGAACAGAATCCATTGTAACCCATGCCTACAATTTTGTTGTCGCTAACAATAACACACCCCACCTGAGTTTGTGTGTCATGACTTCTCAGGGAGGCGTGGTATGCTAGCCCCATGAAATAGTCATTCCATGTTGGGCGACTTGTCATATTTGCTGCGTTTCCTGTCCCTGTTTTTCTTCTTGAGTCGCTTTTTGTCTTTTTTTGACTTCTTCCGTATTGTTCTTCCCATAAGTGTATTCGGTTGTGCAAGCTGTGTCAAGAAAAATCTTGACGCTTGACCAAGACCTCCGCTCCTTCAGAGGTTCTGGTCAGCACGACTTCTTATTCCTTTCCAAACGACGGTATCAGCCCTTTGATGGATTCAAACGACCACCAACCTTGCAAGATACCCAAAAAAAGTACGCCAGTGCCGACAACTAAACCAAACAGTATCGGCTTGTTTCTAGCCATTTCTAACGGATGTGTTAGACCATAAATAAGATTCTTAAGTGGTCTACCTGTTTCAAAACCCATTGTTTTTCCCCTTTAAAAAAATTACTCAGTAATTCTAAGACTATCACCAACAATCCATGCTGCCACCAACAAAGTAACCATCTGAACTGTCTCTGGATTCATTGTACCTTCCCCTAAAAAGGTATCAGCACAAATCACCAACATGCCAGACACGCCAACCCAAAATCGACGTGACCTAACGAGTGCCCGAAGTTTACTAGACATAATATTTCTCCTATGAAAAGTAGTTTACTTATTTCTTCCAACCATCTAGAAGGACCCGCATAGCGTTTCCTCCTAATATTTTTTTCATCGTTTCATCTGAATACCCAAGAGCCTTCATATACTTTGTAAAACGTGGTAGTTCAGACATATCAACTATTTCATCAGGCGGGTCAATAAACCCATCTAAATCAGTTCCGATTCCTACGACATCTTCTCCACCAATATTAATTATTCTATCTATAGTGGTTTCTATGTGCTTTAGCCCCAGTCCGCTATCTACAGGAGATATCCAATAGTTCATAAAGATAACCCCAATGGCACCGCCATTATTTGCAATCCATTTAATCTCTTTGTCAGTCAGGTTATAGGGGTCACGATTAACTCCAAAAACTCCGGTATGACTGGCGATAACACAATTTTTCTTTTT